CAGCACCAACTAGCTTGAGGTCGTCAGCAGACTCGTCCCAAAGCATATAAGCTCCAGACGTAGCCCCGAAGAATTTCACATCGTATCCAGTATCGTCTACACCAACAGTAACGGTAGCATCAACCTGAGTAGCACCATCAATATCTACGGCATCTAAATTAGTCGTGCCGTCAACATCAAGATCACCATTAAAATCAGCATTACCTGCTAGTGTTAGTGTGGATGCCATATCCACAGCGCCATCAATATCTACTACGTCTAGATTAGCCGTGCCGTTGACGTCTATAGCACCTTCTAAATCGATATCACCGTTTACAGTTAAATCATCAGTTACTGTTAAATCGTCTTGTACCTTAAGGTCTACAACATTGAGGCTTGCAAAAGCGTCAACCACTGCTGCTCCAGAACCCGCCCCGTCCAAGTAGACGGCTTTCACGTCCCCCGCAGGTATCGTGATATTGGCTCCAGAGCCTTGAGAAATAACTATGTTTTGAGAACCACTCGTTGCATTTTCAATAAATTGCATTCGACAAACTGTGTTTGGGGCAATGGTAATCGTACACGCCGAATCTAGTGTGCCTGTGTATTTAACATACATAGAACGAACAGGGTCTGTCGCTCCATCTGCAATTGTGGATGTATGCGTATCCGCATTTGTGGTTATAGCCTCGGTTCCGTAACCAAGGGCTTCGCCTATTAACTCCAGGTTCGTGTTGGTCGTTGTACCCCAAGTTCCGGAGCCATCCCCCGTGGCCATTTCATTGAGTCTTAGGTCATTTACGTATGTGCTTGCCATTTTTGTTCTCCGCTTGGATTATACCTTATTTTTTATAAGTGTTAAGCAACTTCTTGCCAATCCGCTGTTTGAGTAGTAGATACTTCTTGCCAATCCGCTGTTTGAGTAGTAGATACACTTGTGTATGTAGTTGATACGCCTTGCGCTACTAACCCCCAGACATTAACTGTATTTAGTTCAGAAGTCCCTGCGTTTCCTGTAACTGACACAGTAGCGTCTGCCCCGGTAGTCACACTTCCTACTGCACTTGTGCCTACAAGAGTTGTTACATCTATATAGTTTTCAGTAATTAAGGATTCTGAACCTAAAGCAGAAGTCCCTGCGTTTCCTGTAACTGACACATTAGCAGCACAAGAAACGGATTCGTCACCTAATGAACTAGCCGAAGCAACTGCTGAAACCCCTGTTACAGCTGCTGCTTGAACCGCTGTTCCATCATCTAATGCGGTGGTTCCTACTACTCCGGTAACAACAACGGGGAGTGGTTCACCAAAGGTTAGTTGACCCCAAGTGCCTCTGCCCCAACCCGTTACATTAGCCATTGGCTATTAAGCTATTCTTATAATAGCATTACTTGCATCAGCGGCTGGAAACTGGATCGTAAAATCCCCGGCTGTTGAGGTCTTATCCCCACCAAAAGCTAATATAGCAACCGAAGGATCTCCAGAAGCTGAATCATTAAAAATCATTGCACCATTCGCAGTCACTGTCGCGTTACTGAATGTTAAGTCTGAAAAATCAGTAAATGCAGTCGTACCTGAAGAGGTTGGTGTGACATTTGTCAATGCCCCACCTTTCGCAGTGTAGTTTGTGCCAGATGCTTCGTTTGAAGTTGTATACGCAGTTGTTGAAGCCCCTAAAGAAGCAGAGCTTGTATATAATGCAAGATTAAAGGTGTTACCCGAACTGTTTGTAAAATTATGTGTTCCTTTTAACAGCTCAACTTTAAACGAGGTACACATCGCCTGAGTTATGGCCATCATAGTCTCCTTATAATATCAGCCATTTCTGTATGACCTTGTTTTTCCAATAAACCAGCTACAGTGGCTCTATCGCTCAATATAGCTTGTTTCATATAAAGCAAAACGATTGTTTGTATATGCTCTTTAAATGCTTCAGCTTGGGCTTTAACCATAGGATCTGCACTATCTGCAACAGCAATCAATCGCTCCATTATTCTTCCAGTCCAGTATTCTGGACTTAACCCTTCGTTATGTGTAGTTTGTACCCCTACCTTTCCTAAAGTACTTTCTACGTCTACACTAAACACTTGGTGTTCCTTGCGCCATTAGCTTTATTTGGTCATTTCTAGCTTCATCTCTTACATCTTTGTATTCCCCTAAAATCTTCAACATAGCTAAAGATTCCTGAAACTTTTGTTCATATAACGCAATAGTTTCTGGAGAACTTTTCATAAAAACCGCTCCCTCTACTAAACAGCCATATAGCATCGCATTAGGCGCATTTTCGGATAACCAACTTTTGTTACTAGCTCCTACAGTAGTTAAAGAATTGGGCCTGTAGTTATAATGTAATTCAAAAGTTAAAGCACTTGCAGGAGTCGGAGCCAGCATAAGCACGTTATTGTCAAACAAAGAATAGTAAAGGGGTTGCCCTGTTGTAGCTCGCGCTGGAGTGTAATCTCTCATCCAGGAAACATGTTTAAGTAATAAATAACTATAATTATTGCTTGAATCAATTAAAGCTAAACTAAAAGGAGATAGAAAATCAGAAGGCGTTTCTAGATACTCAACGTTTATTGTCGCACTACCTGTCACATTTTTACGAAAAACAGGAAGTTGTACCGATTTTAAAATACGTTCTTCAGTCGTCTGTATAAACGTATCTAGTGTATTAACGAAAGTATCTTCAGTATTATCGAGATAATTCTTAACTGCTGTTTGTAGCCCACTATATGTAAATCCAGCCATTATATACTCACCGTTACATCGCCTAATTCACCTGTTGCCCCAATACCGTCAAAATCAGTTCCTATAGGGTCAGAGGCAAAAGTCATTCCTCCTGCTGAAGGGTTTGTAGTGCTTACTACCCCTAATTGGCTCTGAGGTAAAGAAACTTCAGGACGAGGCTGCCATAAAGATTCTGCGTCTGCTGTAATACTAGGAGGATCTAGTTGAGGATGTTTAGGCTCATAACATTCATGACAGGTTTTAAAATTCTCCCAATTCCCTTTTGCCGACGTATAGGGGTATCTAAAACCACAAGTATCACATATGAAGTAAGCGTATTTACCTGTAGCGTAAGCCATTAAACATACTCATGTTTAGGAACAAGTCTTAAAGGTGAACGGTCTTCATCGTATCGAATAGCATTAGCTAGGTCTTGCTCATATTGTTCTTTCATTATAGGAAGCTTCTGTACGTTCTTTTTTAAGCATATGTAATAGGCTAATCCAGAAACTAAACAAGGCATAAATCTAGTTGGGATATCAACGTCATTAATTTGGGCATTATTGTCTTGTATTGTTTGCCAGACATAGTAAATGAGTTTGTCCGTTGAGTTCTCTGGCGTTGGGTATAAGTGAACAACAGGAGTTTTTAATCGCTCTAGCCAATACTCGGTTGCTCTAGCTTTAGTGGCTTTATTAGGAATACCAACAAACTCATTACGATCTATTCTATCTAACGTGTAATCAGTGACTGTTCCACTGACCGTTCTTTGAATATACGCATCCAGGATGTCTATATCATAGCTATTAAGAGTGTATTCACTAGTTCCTTCAGTAAGGGTAAGTTCTACTTTAGAAACTTCCCACATTTGAATACCTCTGTTTGACCAATCAGCAAACATGATATTTAAAGAACGACGCGCAGTAACAGCATCATAAGACGTACGAGCTTCTAAACCAGCAAGCTCGTACGCTTCCTCTATTGCTGTCGCGACATCTAAACTAAATGCGCGAGTTCCTGACGTTGCCATGGATTACGATCCTGGAGCTTCATAATACTTTAAAAATTCACACCAAACCGTATACTCATTTCCTGCATCAGAAGTGGATGGTATTACAAAAAGTACATCCCCTGAATACCCTGAAGCTGCCGTATTCTTTAGACCACCAATCTCACTAAAATCAAACGAATTATCGTAAGCTAGTGTAAGAAAAGTAACATCTGTAGTTGCATCCCAATCAAGGGAAGCCGGGGCATCCGGTGCTCCACTACAGGTGTACCAAATTTTGTTTAAAGAAACATGCGCACACGATTCACCATTTAAGGTTGAAGTATTTAAAGCAGAAACATCTACCAATGTGGTGCTACTAGCACTCCCGTCTGAATAGACAGAACAGTAAACAATAAGCTTCTTTTCGCCATCAAGTTGGTTAGTCGGTCCTGTGACTGTGTTAGCCATAAACTACCTCCTATATATTAACTATCAGCGAATGGAGTAACTATCGTTCCTG